CGGTCTATACCACAAATATTTTACCACTTTGGTGGTTCAAAAGAGTTTAAAGAAGCCCTCAACAGCGTAGGAGAACTTATACAATGAAATCTGTTAACGAAATGTTTATCGGCCTTGGGTTGGCTGTTTTCTTTTCTTTGGTTACTATGTCAGCTTACGGTGACACGGTAATTAACTACGACGACGGTTCTACGTACACTCTTAAGAACAACCAAGAAATTTACATCAGCACTCCACAGAGCACACTGTTCAAACGTAAACTAATGGGAAACAAAGATACGTTTTTTACTGCACAGCAGCCGTGGGCTACTCGTGACTATGTACCAACCCCTGTTGACGATATGCAACCCGGATCACATCAGTGGTGCAAGGCTTACACACCGTGGAGCGAAGGTTTAACTTTTGACATGATTTTGTGGCAACGATCCTGCGACACTAACAACGACGGTAAGTACGGCTGCGGTGACACACAGTTTGACTCCTCAGAAGACGCAGGAGTTTGCGCTGCTTAAGTGGGTACGTTTTTACTCGTATCGTTAATGCTGCTTCCTATCGTTACGGGAGCGCTTACGTTCTATTTGAGTTGGAAAGTTTGTGACTGACTTAAACGTACAGTTACTGCCTTGGCAGCAAGAAGTCTACTCTGACCCTACAAGGTTCAAGGTAGTCGCTGCAGGAAGACGGACAGGGAAGTCCAGACTAGCTGCGTGGATGTTAATCATTAACGCACTACAGTCCGATAGAGGACACGTTTTTTACGTTGCGCCCACTCAGGGTCAGGCCCGTGACATTATGTGGCAAACCCTAATGGAGCTAGGACACCCTGTGATTGCAGGATCACACATAAATAATCTGCAGATCAGGTTGGTCAACGGGGCCACGATTAGTCTCAAGGGAGCCGATAGGCCTGAGACAATGCGTGGCGTGTCCTTGAAGTTTCTCGTGATGGACGAGTACGCAGACATGAAGCCTGACGTATGGGAGCAGATCCTCCGTCCAGCACTAGCTGACCAAAAGGGTTCAGCGCTGTTCATCGGTACGCCTATGGGCAGAAACCACTTTTACGAACTGTACAAGTACGCGGAGCTAGGCGACGATGAGACTTACAGGGGCTGGCATTTCACCAGCTACGATAATCCCATCTTGGACTCAAACGAAATCGACATGGCAAAGAAATCAATGTCGAGTTACGCCTTTAGACAAGAGTTCATGGCCTCGTTTGAAGCCAGAGGCTCAGAAATGTTTAAAGAAGGGTGGGTACACTTTGGAAAAGAACCAGAAGAAGGCGACTACTATATTGCTGTGGATCTAGCTGGTTTCGAAGACGTAAACAAGAAAAGGACTAAGAACAGTAAACTAGATGAAACAGCTATCGCCGTGGTTAAAGTTGGTCCTGATGGTTGGTACGTTGATAACATTATACATGGGCGGTGGGAGCTTAACGAGACTGCCACCAAGATTTTTCAGGCCGTTAGAGACTACAGACCCATTAGCGTTGGTATTGAACGAGGGATTGCAAAACAAGCAGTAATGTCTCCGTTGAACGATCTGATGAAACGCTACGGGCAGTTCTTCAGAGTTGAGGAGCTAACCCACGGTAACAAAAAGAAAACCGACAGGGTTATGTGGGCGCTACAGGGTCGCTTTGAAAATGGGTACGTTACGCTAAACAAGGGCGAGTGGAACAACAGATTCTTAGACCAGTTGTTTCAGTTTCCAGACGCTTTAACACATGATGACTTAGTTGACGCTCTGGCGTACATAGACCAACTAGCTAACGTAGCATACAACTACGAGTTTGAAATAGACGATCACGAAATACTAGACGTTGTAGCAGGGTACTAACATGAGTTTGTTTTGGAAAGAATATACAAAAAACTTACATAAACAACGTATATTTAGGCCTTTAAATACATATGGAATTTACGCTATATCTGCCGTAGTATTTTTTACTATGGGCTACAGCATAGCTTTACTTTAAGGACAGTACTATGGCAGAAGAAATCTATGGGCAAGACCCGCTGATGATTCAAGAATCTATAGAAGAGTGGGTTATTACCAAATGTGAAAACTGGCGTGACTACTACGAGTCGAACTACGAAGCACGTTTTGACGAGTACTACAGGCTATGGAGAGGTCAGTGGGACCCAGCAGACTCTGAAAGAACTACAGAACGATCTAGAATTATCTCTCCTGCGCTACAGCAGGCCGTGGAGTCTAGCGTAGCAGAACTAGAAGAGGCTACGTTTGGTCGAGGCAAGTTTTTTGATATTGCAGACGACATGAACGACCAAGAAAGACAGGACGTTATGTACTTGCGTAAAAAGCTGTCTGAAGACTTTGAAAAGTGCAAGATACGCAAGGCAGTTGCAGAGTGCTTAATTAACTCCGCAGTTTTTGGCACAGGTATAGCAGAAATTGTGCTATCTGAAGAAAAAGAGATGGCCCCGGCAACACAGCCTATTTTAGACGGACAGCTTACGGCTGTTGGTGTTAATATACAAGACAGGGTGATGGTCAAACTAAAGCCTGTTATGCCACAAAACTTTTTGATTGATCCGGTAGCCACTTCTGTAGAAGACGCTTACGGAGTAGCTATCGACGAGTTTGTGAGCAAACACAGCGTACACCTGTTACAGGAGCAAGGTGTGTACAACGAAGGCCTAATTGAGTCTGCAGCGGCTGACACAGACCTAGAGCCAGACCAAGACCTAACGATCTACAACGACGACAAGGTACGGCTAACGAAGTACTATGGCCTTGTGCCTAGAGAGCTTCTTCAAGATGCTGGTGTAGAAGTTGAAGAAGAGTCCATGTACGTAGAGGCTATCGTTGTCATCGCTAACGGCGGTACGCTATTGAAGGCTGAAGCAAACCCGTACATGATGAAAGACCGGCCTGTAGTGGCGTTTCCTTGGGACGTTGTTCCGGGTCGCTTCTGGGGCCGTGGCGTGTGTGAGAAAGGCTACAACAGTCAAAAGGCACTGGACACTGAGCTACGAGCACGTATTGACGCTCTGAGCCTCACAATACATCCTATGATGGCTATCGACGCTACACGGTTGCCACGAGGGGCTAAACCTGAGGTTCGTCCGGGTAAGATGATTTTAACTAACGGAGATCCTCGTGAAGTACTACAGCCGTTCAACTTTGGGCAAGTTGGTCAGATTACTTTTGCACAAGCTCAAGCGCTTCAACAGATGGTACAGCAGGCTACTGGAGCAGTTGATTCAGCAGGAATGGCTGGCAAAGTCAATAGCGAAGCTACTGCTGCTGGCATCAGTATGTCTCTTGGTGCTATTATCAAACGTCATAAGAGAACTCTGATAAACTTTCAACAATCGTTTTTGTTACCGTTTGTCACCAAAGCAGCACACAGGTATATGCAGTTTGACCCAGATAACTACCCTGTTTCTGACTACAAGTTTGTAGCTACGTCAACTTTAGGAATAATTGCGCGTGAGTACGAAGTGACTCAGTTGGTGCAACTCCTGCAGACTATGAAGCAAGACAGCCCTGTTTATCCGTTGTTGATCCAAAGCATTATCGACAACATGAATCTCTCTAACCGCGAAGAACTGTTGGCTAGTATGCAACAGGCTTCACAACCCAACCCCCAAGCACAGCAAATGGCTATGCAAGCGCAACAGGTACAGATGGAGTTTCAGCAGGCTCAAACCGCAGCACTGCAGGGACAAGCCTCTGAATCTCAAGCTCGTGCTCAGAAATACCAAGTTGAGACACAGCTTGCGCCTCAGGAGTTGGAGATCGAAAAAATTGAAGCAATTACGCGAAACATCAAGGAAGGTGACGCTGACGACAAAGAGTTTGAGCGTAGGTTAAAAATTGCTGAAGTTGCGTTTAAAGAGAAAGAGTTAACAGATAAAGCTGGAGGAGCAAACCGTCGTGCTAATGACACAAACCGAAATCAACAAATTCCTGAGCCAAATCAACGGAGCGTTCAAAGACCAAACAGACCGTTTGGAGAGGCTAGAAACCAAGCTCGTGGACCTAGAGGACCAAATGTCGGTTCTGCGCCAGAAGGAGCACTCTAATGCCAAAGGAGAAAGACCCAAAGCTAAAACGAGCCGGGGTAAGCGGGTACAACAAACCGAAGAGAACTCCTAGTCACCCTACTAAGTCTCATGTGGTTGTTGCCAAGTGTGGGGACGGATCAGTAAAGACCATACGGTTTGGTCAACAGGGAGTTAGCGGTGCTGGGAAAAACCCTAAGACCGCTAAAGAAAAAGCGAGGCGAAAGTCTTTTAAGGCGCGTCACGCTAAAAACATAGCCAAAGGAAAATGCTCTGCGGCTTATTGGGCAAACAAAGTTAAATGGTGAATGATATGAAAGTGCCTGCACCTAAAGGTTACCACTGGATGAAAAGTGGTAACAACTACAAATTAATGAAAGACCCAACAGACGGCTACAAACCTCACAAGGGTGCGTCTAAGTCTGCAAACTTTGAAGTTCAGAAAGCTCACAAAAAGTAAGGAGATAGCTATGCTTGGATATATGTCTACGCCCAAAAAGAAGAAAAAGAAAGTAAAGAAGCCGGGGTACTAAAATGGCTAGAGGACTGTACAGTAACATACACGCCAAACGTAATCGAATCGCGGCGGGATCAGGCGAAAGGATGCGTAAACCGGGAACAAAAGGTGCTCCCACGGCTGCTGCCTTTAAAAAAGCACGAAAAACTGCCAAAAAACGCAAATAATGCTTGACAAAGTGTTAAAAATATGTTATAATAAGAAGTGTACTTAGGTACATCTTATTATCTAGAGACAACCCATGAGGCCTCAAATGGATCAAGAAACACAGCAGTACTACGACAATTACTTTAGTCTTTTTACCACTGATGGTTGGAAACAGCTTGTACAAGAGTTTAACAACAATGCTGTACAAATTAACAGCGTAGAAGCGACTAAAGATGCTTACGATATGTTTTTTCGCAAAGGACAACTAAACATACTAGCCCATCTGCTAAACATGGAAACTATCGTAAACACTAACTACGAAGAAGCGAATAAGCCGTCTGAAGAAGATGATTAAAGTATTTGAATTTCGCTGTACAAACGGACACATATTTGAAGAATTTGTAGAATCTAACATCACTACCAGTAGGTGCGGATGTGGTGCCAACGCTACAAAAATCGTTTCAGCAACTCAACACATACTCGATGGGTCAACTGGAGACTTTCCGGGTAGACACATAAAATGGGTACGCGAACACGAGGAAGCTGGACGAAGAGGACGGGAAGCTCAACGCGAGGAGAGTCAATCCTGATTTTATCTCCATAACCTAATAATAATAGGCGGGGTAGTTTATAAATGTCACGAGCACAACTAATAGACGAGCGTCCAGAAGAGGAAGCCACTGAAACAACACAAGAGCTAGAACAGGATACTATAGAGACTCCTCAAGAAGAGGAACAACCTCAAGAACCTGACATTCCAGAAAAGTACCAAGGTAAATCTGTAGAAGAACTTGTGCAGATGCACCAAGAGCTTGAGAAATTCTCAGGTAAACAGAGTACGGAAGTTGGCGAACTTAGATCAGTTGTAGATGGCTACATTCAGACACAACTTGCAGAACAACAAGCACCTGTACAACAGCAAGAAGACGAAGACGTAGATTTCTTTGTTGATCCTAAAGATGCTGTTAATCGGGCAATTGATAATCACCCTAAGATACGCCAAGCAGAAGAATACGCTGCTGCCCACAAAAAACAGGCAACTTTGTCACAGCTTAAATCAGATCATCCTGATATGGAGCGAGTGTTACAAGATCCTAAGTTTGCGGAGTGGATCAAAGGGTCGAAAATCAGAACGCAGTTATTTGTACAAGCAGACCAACAGTACGATTACGATGCTGCACACGAGTTGTTTAGTCTCTGGAAAGAACGCAACAACGTAGCAAAACAAACAGTTTCTGTTGAAAAACAGGCTCGTAAGAACACGATAAAGTCTGCCTCTACAGGCAACGCCCGTGGAACAGCCGAAGGGTCACGTAGAAAAGTTTATCGTCGTGCTGACATTATTAAACTAATGAAGACCGACCCAGAGCGTTATCAAGCTATGTCAGACGAAATACTGAAAGCCTACGCAGAGGGTCGAGTTAAATAGCCTAAAGGAGATAAATTATGGCTACAGCAACTTATCCCGGCTCGGCTGGTAATACAGCTTTAACCGAAGCGGCAACTTTTGTACCGGAGATTTGGTCCGACGAAATTATTGCTGCCTATCAAAAGAATTTGAAGATGGCTCCCCTTGTCAAGCGTATCGCTATGACTGGCAAGAAGGGTGACGTTATTCACATTCCTAAGCCCACTCGTGGTGATGCCAACGCTAAGGCGGCTGATACTGCGGTAACGATTATTGCCAACACTGAATCAGAGTTGACGGTCACTATCAACCGACACTTTGAGTACTCTCGTCTGATTGAAGACATTGTAGAGGTACAGGCTTTGTCCTCTCTGCGACAGTTCTACACTGAAGACGCTGGTTACGCTCTGGCTGTTCAGGTTGACACTGATCTTCACTCTGCCGGTACTGGCTTTGGTAACGGCGGTGCTATTGTCTACTCAGGCTCTGTAGCTCCGACTGATTACCAGCACACTGGTTGTTTCTTTAACGACAACGGCACTACCACTCAGTACACTGAC